CTTGGTACTGACACTATTCCAGCTATTGACTATCTTGAGCGTTATTATAATGCTCGTGATAGTTTTGTTGGTGGTTCTGTACCTGCCTCTGAACATTCTGTTATGAGTGCTGGTGGTAAGGATACTGAGCTTGAGACGTATCGCCGATTGATTACTGAGGTTTGTCCAAGCGGTGTGGTCAGTATTGTTAGCGATACATGGGACTTCTGGCATGTGATTACGGAGACAGCTGCAGCACTGAAACAGGAAATCCTCGATCGTAAACCAAATGAGTTGGGTCTTGCCAAGGTAGTGTTCCGTCCGGACTCAGGTGATCCAGTAGATATTTTGTGTGGTGACCCTACTGCTACGACTGGTTCACCTGCATATAAAGGTGCTGTTGAGTGTTTGTGGGATACATTCGGTGGTACTGTAACTGACAAAGGTTTCAAGGTGCTGAATCAACGAGTTGGCTTGATCTACGGTGACTCAATTACACTTGATCGTGCTAATCGGATTATGAAACGATTGGCTGACAAAGGGTTTGCCTCTTGCAATACAGTGTTTGGTGTGGGCTCATATACATACCAGTATGTGACTCGTGACACTCACGGTTTTGCTATGAAGGCTACTTATTGTGAGATCGATGGTGTAGGTCAAGAGTTGTTCAAGGATCCGGTAACAGACACTGGTGTTAAGAAGTCTGCTAAGGGTCTGCTTCGTGTTGAGCGTGAGGGTGACACTTACGTTCTGTATGATCAGCAAACAGTAGAGCAGGAAACACAGGGTTGTTTGCAGACTGTATTCTTGAACGGTAAGCTCGTGATTGATGATTCTCTTGACAACATTCGTGCTCGTGTTGAATTGACTCTGAAATGAAGTACCCTATTACTGTAGTCTTAGCTGCGGTAATAGTTGCGATTGCTGCGGTGTCTTTCCTTGTGTTTGCACCGTGGCAACTTCTAGTACCTATTGTCGTTGGTTTTTCACTGATGCGTATTTTGTTCTATATCATTGAAGGAAAATAAATGCCTCTATCTGTTAAGCTATCTATCGGCTTTTTGGCTTGTTTGATTGTATTTCTGGTTTATGCAGATCCAATATTATTTGGTGGCATTCTGGGGGTATTATTAACAGCGCTTACAGTATTTCGAGTACTTTATTATTTTATGGAAGAACGCTAATGAGACTTTACCGTAAAAAACCAGTTGTTATTGAAGCAAAGAAGTTTGTATATGACACGGAGACAATGAATGATTTGCGTTGTTGGATGGGTGACTGTATTGGTCTGATCAAGAAAGCTCGTCATCCCGATGCAAAAACTGAAATGGAAGTTGGTACATTGGAAGACGGTGTTAACCTTACAGTTAAGCATATTGCAACTGAGGGTGACTTTATTATCAAGGGTGTGCATGGTGAATTCTATGCATGCAAACCAGACATCTTTTGGGAAACATATGAGCCTGTCTAAAGCTGAAGTTAAATCTTTGTTTGTATCCGATATCGAGCAACAAAAGAAAATTGTAAAAGATTTTGTAATGGATCAAACTCAATCTTGGGAAGACCGTTACGAAGTCTGGAAAGAGTGCCCTGACCATCTTGTTGATCGTCAATCTTGGATTATCCGTCTTCCTGATTTTCAGAAACAGTATGGTGAGTTGTGTTGGTATGACGACTTCTACAAAGAACGATATGAAGATGTTGATTGTAGAGAGCTAGATGACTATGGGTATTTTGATGACAATCCCGAAAAGTGGAAAGCATTTGCTACTGAATGTATGAACAATGGATATTTTACATTTCAAAATGACTGGTAATAAGCAAACTTTATATTTAATTCGTGGTGTACCTGGCTCGGGAAAAAGTACACTTGCCTATCAACTCTTCAATTCGGGTCTTGTAGACCATGTATTTGAAGCAGATGAGTATTTTATCAAGGATGGTGAGTATCAGTTCGACTCCACTAAACTTAGTAAAGCTCACCTTCATTGTCAACAGAGGACAGTTAATGCTCTTCTTGAAGGTTTAAATGTGTGTGTATCTAACACATCTACAACTCGAAAGGAAATCGAAACTTACGAACAGATTGCTAAACAGTTTGGTGCAACCTTTGTATCTGTGATTGTTGAAAATCGTCATGGAAATCGTAGCCTTCATGGTGTACCCGAAGATAAACTTCAACAAATGAAAGACCGTTTTGATGTTAAGCTTTAAAGAACAGCTTGAGTTGGTTGACCAAGGACTGGCAACTGTAAAGGTAGATGGACATCTGTCTACTTTTAAGTATCACCGTAAAGTAATGTATGAGTATCTCTGGAATAAACACCCAAAGCTGCTTGAGTGCCGTGGTCATGTGTATGACAATCGAGATGGTACAGTAGTACAGGCTGCTCCCCGTAAGTCGTTTAACTTTCTTGAGAACAACTGGTGGAGTGGGTTACAGCCAACAACTCCTGTGAATGTGTACAAGAAGATTAATGGCTACATGGCTTGTGTTACTTTGCATCGAGGTGATCTCATAGTATCAACAACAGGCTCTACAACTTCAGAGTATGCTCAATGGGCTCGAGAGTTGATCTTGAAAGACTACAAGCTTCACTCACTTGTTATTGATCACGATAGTACTTGCTTGTTTGAGGTTGTCTTACCACAAGATCCGCATATTGTTGAAGAGCGTATTGGACTGCATTACCTTGGTAACAGGTGTAAGTCTACTGGGGACTTCCATCCTATGCGTAATCTACCTGTCACTCAAATGTATCTACAAGATGCTTTGAATCTTGCTAAGATTGATAAGGGTGAGGGGTTTATGGTTTATCGTGTTAATGACACCTATAACCAGTATCCTTGCAAGTTAAAGACACCATACTATGCTGGTAAGAAAAAGTTGATGAGGCTGTCTAAGTCAAATGTTGAATTGATGTACCGTGATCCCAAGGTTATCAAGGGTCAAATTGACTTTATGTGGGATGCTGTTGTTGATCGTGTGTTGAAGGAAGTACCTAAGCAAGTATGGTTAGAGACCCCTGAACAAACCCGAAGAACTTATTTGGAGAACTTTTATGAGAGTCAGTACAAGAGCTAAGCTACGGCTAAAACATTTACCAAGACATTGGAGTCGATTTACTGTTAATGGCGAAGAGAACAAGAGGCCACGTAAGACAGCAATCTACTACCCTGACTGGTGTTGTCAGAATTGCTACTTTGATTGGGGTCGTTGGTTGGTGAAACGTACAATGTATAAGCATAATTCAGCTTATGCAAACTACAAAGGTCTTTTGAAGAAGTATTGGAAAAATTATGACTACGTTGAAGAAGATGAAGGGTGACTTGCTTGAGCTTGCTCGACAAGGTCACTTTGACATAGTTGTTCATGGAGCAAACTGTCAGAGTACAATGAACTCAGGAATCGCTAGACAAATCAGAGAGCAATATCCACAAGCGTTCTATGCTGATGTGGATGACAGGCGTAGTCCTGAGAATAAGTTGGGTAGTGTAACCTTTGCTGAAGCAGATGGGTTTACAATTGTTAATGCGTATACTCAGCTAACCTACAACAAAAAAGGTGAAGAGTTTAAAGATCGGTTTGAATATGTTGCATTTGAAAAAATTCTTCGAAATCTAGCTAAGTATCATGGACAAGCAAGGTTTGGATTTCCGTATATTGGCATGGGTCTAGCGGGAGGTAACAAGCAGATCATTGTAGGGTTGTTAGAAGACTTCAGCGAAATAATCACAGGAACAGTAACACTGGTGGAGTATACAAATGAAAATTCGTAAAAAGTTAGAGGAGCTTGGTAGCCCAAATAGTTGGATGGATGGTTACGAATTAGAGTATATCAGATGCTCTATCGATGATGCAATACTAAGACACCCTGATTGGCTTCTTCGTTTTGATGTAGATTATGACTATGATGATACATTAGTGCTATCAATCATAGGGGAAAGAGATGAAACCCCTGAAGAACGTAATACTCGTGTTATAGAACAAAAAGTTGATGAGGACAACACACGAGCAACTGAGTTAGCTCTTTTAGCAAGACTGAAGGCAAAGTATGAATGAGAATCTTGAGAAGCTAGTTTGGGAGTCTGGATTGATGTCACAGGGCACACCTGATGAATGGGATTTAAAGGCACTTGAAACTTTTGGTAGACGTGTTGCTAGACAAGCTATTCAACTTGCTCTAGATAACGATGATCCTTTTACAGCAAAGGATATTGGAGACTATTTTGGAATCTATGAATAGAGAGAAATGAAAGTACAGCGAGTAAATTGTAACAAAGATTCTAGGATCTTCTGTTATTGTGGCTATTGTAAACAGATGAAACCTGAAGTTCTGAGTTATGCAGTTCTAGACCGACCCTCAAAGTTTGTCTGTAAACATTGCATACGCTCAGGTGTTGTTAAAAAAGTTGAGGAGTTACCAAGATGCGAGTAAACATTCCTGAAAAAGGTAAAGCTAAGATTGTTATTGAAAAACATGACACATGGAGTCTTGACTGGAATTTGGCTAAGATTATTTATCCTGCCTTGATCCAGTTGAAAAAAACTAAACATGGAGCACCTAGTGTAGATGATATTGATGTTCCTGAACATTTGTGGGCTACACCTAAAGAGAACCCTTGGGATGTAGACGATAACTGGTTTAAGCGTTGGGACTGGGTTCTTGATGAGATGATTTGGGCCTTTGCTCAGATGCTTGATGATGACGCTGAATCAAAGTTTCACTCAGGCGAGATTGATTTTGACTTTGTACCGTGTGAGGATAACCCTATGTTATCTGAATTGAAGCATGGTCCAAACCATACGCATAAAATAGACTTGGAAGGTTTAGCAGAGCATAGCGCACGTGTGCTTCGTGGTACAACCTTGTTTGGTAAATATTATCGAGGACTTTGGGACTGAATATGAAAGTAATTGAATATCGTTTTAAACGTGAATGGGACTCACAACAGTTTGATACTGTAAATGAATTCTATATGGAAGTAGAAGTCAATGGTGAACTTTTTTATTGTAAGAAAAGATTCCACAAACAAATCCCATTTGAATATGCTAGACGAGAAGCAGAACACTTGATGATGCAAGAAATTAAGAAAAGGTTATTTGGATGAAAGTTAAAGAATTGATTGAACACCTGAAGTGTCATGACCCTGACTCTAGGGTTGTTATTGGAGGGTATGAGGGTGGAGCGCATGAAGTGAGTAATACAGGTACCTTGATAATTGCTCTGAATGTTAACTCTGCGTGGTACTACGGTGAGCATGAAGTTGTTGGTTTACTCAGTAGAACTGGTGAGGAGTATCCTGATCATGAAAAAGTAAAGGCGGTGTTTTTATCATGAGAGACACGATAGATATGGCCCTTGAAGGTTGCGCTCAGTATTTCCCGCACGTACCAGACATTATCCGAAACAAGGAGACAACATGATTTGTGATCAATGCGAAACAGCAGCGCACTGCACAAAATACGGCTGCATTCCTGAAAGAATAGGTAAGCCAAAACCCGCAGCACAGCGGCAATGGGTTGGGCTGACGGATGAGGAATATATCCACATCACCGACACCGTTTTTCATCAAGGTCGTGGGCTTGTTGCTTACTACCTAGCCATCGAAACCATACTCAAGGAGAAGAACACATGAGCTGCCCACATGGAAACCACCCGGATTCCTGCGATACATGCGATGAGATTTCTGATGCTTACAGCAGAGGCGTAGAGCACACCAAGCAAGCCCTTGCAGCACAGCCAGCACCTGTGCAGGAGCCTGTGGCAATTCCTGAATATATTCGTGATGCAGCAAAACATTTGCATGAAAACAGATTCGAGCCTTCTTTCAGGGTTCGTGCAATTGTTGGATGGATCAATGGCTCCCCACCCGCACAGCCAGCACTTGTGCAGGGGCCGTACTCAGCCCCCGTCAAGGAACTTTGGCCTGTTGCGTCGAAGCCTTGGGTTGGGCTGACGGATGAGGAAATTGATTTTTTGTACCGAGTCAGTATGGATATTGTGGATTCAAAAGGTTGGGGCTTTCTCAATCATGAGAAATTTGCAGAACACATCGAAGCCAAACTCAAGGAGAAGAACTATGGGAAGCGGTAAACGTTTTAGAGTCAAATGGGACTCCTATCCCTCTTACGCTATTGGAGTAAGCTTAACACTTAACAGTGAACACAAGGTCTCAATTCAGTTGAACTTTGTAAAGCTGCATGTGTACCTTGGATTTGGAAAAGGATATGATGAATGCTAGTATATCCTGAATGCGGCTCTAAGGAAGTTTGTGTTTATGAGAAGCATGCAATAGACGCTAACACCTTTGAGCACTACTGCTTTAGTGTAAAGGGTCATGATCCAGGCGCAGAGGCTTTTTGTAAGGACTGTGACTGGCGTGGTGAGAGACACCATTTTAGGGAGGTTTCAGATGTACGCATTAAGCACCAGAGAAAAGTATGAAGCTTTTAACAAAGCTCGTAATCTCAAGTTACCTGCACAAGAGTGGCTAGGTTATGACCCTGAAAAAGGTGATATCCACGGCTATACATTTGAACAAATGAGAGAGTTTGCTGGAACACTTATTAAGGAATGTATGAAAGTTGCTAAGTATCATACCCCAGACACCGAAGAATGTGAGTACACTTGGTTGATTCATGAGAAAATTAAACAACACTTTGGAGTTGAAGAATGAAAGTCTATATTGGCTATGAATGCTACTACGACTACTGTGATGTATGGCGTAGTGCACCTAAAGTTTTTGATGACGAGGTTAAGGCTTTGATTTGGAAAGAAGATTTCAAGGATACAGAGTTTCAGTGGCGTGAATATGAAGAATTCGAGGTTGAGTAATGAGACTCATGTTAGGAGTAGGTGAAAAGCCTGAATTGTTAGTAAAGGTTGAAAGAGGGGTACCACCGGGTGAGTTTGAGTTTTGGGTTGTTAATGGTGCTTGGCATGGCACCTATATTAATGGCTACATAACAATACAGCATCCGTGGAACCCTTGCTCAAGCTTAGACAAAAGAGAAATTTTGAGTGACAATCAAGATAGACTTCGAGGAGACTATGATACAGTCTTCTATAACTTTGATAATCCAGACTATGTAGCACCTGAGTATAAGGTGATTAACATAGAGGATGATGACATACCTTTTTAAAATGAGAAACTTAGTTATACACAGGATTACTGAAGCGCTTATCAACGCACCTAATCTACAGCTTGAACTAGACATCTCACCACAAGAGTTGGAGAGTTTATCTAATATTGAGTTGCTAGATTTGTTTGAAGAACTTTTTAGGAGTGAAGAATGAAAGTAGATACGGAGAATTATACAATAGATTTCTTTTGTCCAACTATGGCTTACTTTGAACATAAGCGATATGGAGATGAAGAAGCAGGTCGTCTATGGCTAGAGGACAAGAAGGTAACTGACTATGATGGAGTCTATGACCTAGATGAAGAGATCTATGAAAAACTAAAGGAGTTAGGTTATGAAACTGTTTATTGATACTGAGTTCAACGGTTTTCAAGGCAAGCTAATGTCTATGGCTCTTGTACCTGAAGACGATAGTGTACCTGAGTTTTACCGAGAAATTGAGATGACAGATCAGTTAGACCCTTGGGTAAAAGAGAATGTAGTTCCTCACATGTTCCTTGTACCAGTGCCATACAGTCAATTTCAGAATGAGTTGAGTAAATACTTAAGGGAAGTTGGAGAGTGTACTATTGTAGCAGACTGGCCAGATGACTTGAGGTACTTCTGTGAAGCCTTGATTACTGGACCGGGAGAGATGATCTTTTTGTCAAATAAGATTAACTTTCAATTAGACACATTTATCCAGTATGAGTCAGAGGTGCCTCATAATGCCCTGTATGATGCAAGGGCTATTAGAGAAAGTCGCTAAAAGCACCAAGGGACGCTTAAGAAGAATAAAGGTGAATTTATGTGGAATAGTATTATTGTAGCATTAATTGCTACTTGTTTAATACTCTTTATGAAGACTGAAGAAGTTGTAACTGTACCTGTTATTGAAATTGAAAAACCAAAACAAGTAGAGATTACAATATCTAAGAAAGAGTTAGAGTGTTTAGCAAAGAATATCTATTTTGAAGCTAGAGGTGAACCAACAGAAGGTCAGATAGCAGTAGCTGCAGTAACCCTTAATCGAGTTAATGCAAAAGGATTCCCAGACTCTATCTGTAAAGTAGTTCATCAACCTTATCAATTTTCATGGGTTTATGAAGTTAAGTCTCATGTACCAAGGAGCATTGAGCAGTATGAACAGGCTAAACAAATTGCATTAGACTATATGCAAGGTAAACTAAAAGACCCTACTAAGGGTGCTACCTTCTATCATGCAAACTATGTAAATCCAAAATGGAATAAACATGTTACAAAGAGTGCTACAATAGGTGCTCATATCTTTTATGTAAAATAGCCAATAGGGGCGGTGAGACTAAGGTCTCCCAACCTATCCCCTCCAGGGTACTCTTTGCTTGGCTCCTTCGGGGGTCAGGTGAGGGGTATTCTGGAGGGGTTTCTCTTTTATTTTTTTCAAAAGTCACCAGGGGACGCTTAAGAGAGACTATTACCGAAAGGGTATACTTATGAGAAAATATAATTGTTATGTATGTAATACTGAGAAAAACTTTTCAGAATTTTACAAGGATAACTCTCGAGTATCTAAGATATCAAGTAAATGTAAAGAATGTCAAAAGAAGGTTAATAAGAAAAGACAAGTGTTCTATGAACCAGGAAATACCTTTAATGCTAATGGTAACGTATTTTACGTTTATAATCATATTGATTTAAATGGTGAAATCGTTTATGTAGGTAAGGGTTGTAATGGTAGAGCATGGAACACGTCTAGGAAAGAAGATCACGCTAAATGGATGATCTCTTGTATACTAGACAATATACCTTTTGTTAGAATTACTCATTCGAGACTTACAAGTAGTGAAGCATTACTTGTCGAGAGAGAGTTTATACTAAAATACAAACCTAAGTTTAATTTCTTAAAGGGAGATTAAGAGGGTTAACCTTAAAGAGTAACCTTATAGCGGTAGCATTAAGGTTGTTAAAATGTATGTATGTATTAAAAATAAATAATATTTAAAAGAGTAATTTAAGAGCGGTAGCATTAAAGTACTCCTTTAAGTAACAATATCTATATCACTTGTGTTGATGTACTATGACTTTGTCGTAGAGTGTACATCCCGGTGTTTATGGACTATAATAAAAAAGAAAGACGAAGATGACTGAAGACAATAAACAAAATGTCTCAGACCCAACTGTTAAGGACTATAAAGAGAAAACGACTTATGGCCAGCGTGGTGGGTTGAGACCCGGACAAGGCCGTCCTAAAGGCTCTACAACTATTTATTCAAAGGATTCTGTAAAGAAACTACAGGAGCTTGGATTTGATCCTATTGATATGATGGTTAAGAAGTACTATGAGGTTCAGGAGACTATCTTCAAGATGGAGACTGGACAAGTTCGCTACTCAGCTGTTGCTCTAGCTAGTCTATTAGGTATTCAGACGAACATTATGAATACTCTTATGAAATATGGTTATCGTGCTGTTCCTGAGAAGACTGAACAGGTTATTGAGGATAAGAAACCACTAAAGATTGTGTTTACAAATGAATAAAACTGTATACGATTTCTGTGGTGATTAGTTTTACTATTAGGAAGTATACAATTTTATGGCAGAGATTAAATTACATAAAGGTCAATCAGAGGTCTTAAGATATCTGTTTAAAGAACCTAAAGGCGTTCGATATGCAACTGTATGTGCCTCACGAGGATTCGGTAAGAGTTACACTGCGAGTGTAGCAGCTACGATGGCTGTCCATGAGCTTATGCAGATGCCTGAAGAGATGCCTAATAAGAACGTCTCATTGATCTGTCCAACATATCAACAAGCATGTGATATTTATTTTCCTTTGTTGGCTCATACACTAGGGCTTGATGAGTACTCTGAGAAGAACTCTTTAGCATCTGGAACATTTTGGTTTCCAGGTAATGTGAAGCTCAAACTATGGTCTTATGAAGCATCTGAACGTATGCGAGGATCAGGTCAATACTTTGTTGTTGCAGACGAGGTAGAGGACTGGACAGGAAATCCTGGATTGAAAGAATCTTGGGAGTCTGTCATTCAACCTACTATGACTACTCGTTGGCCAGGAAACCATAAGGCTCTTATTATTGGAACACCTAAAGGCTATAGTCACTTCTATGACATGACCAACTATGGTTCTACAGATGAACGCTGGAAACACTTTCACTACACCTACAGAGACTCTCCATTTTTATCTGCTGATGAGATCGAGAGAACTAAACGGTTAATCGATCCAATTAAATTCCAAAGAGAATACGAAGCTAGCTTTGAAGATTCTGGTGCAAGAGTCTTCTACACATTCGATCGTAAGAAGCATGTTACAGCGGATCTACCCTATTTTACTTGTGATACAAACTCTAAAGAAGATGTGCATGTAGCTATTGACTTTAATATTGGTATTATGGCTGCTGTAGTGTTTGCTGTAAGAGCAGGACAGGTTCATATTCTAGAGGACATGCAGAATGTTCTCGATACAGAGAGTCTTGCAAAGAAACTTAAGAGTCAATTCAAGGATAAAGGACATCGTGTATTTGCTTACCCCGATCCAGCAGGAAGAGCTAGGAAGACTAGTGCTGTAGCTGGAGCTACTGACTTCAGTATCCTAGAGAGCTTTGGTATTCTGTGTAGAGCACATAGGGCTGCTCCACCTATTGTGGACTCTGTAGCTGCTGTGAACCGTAAGTTCTTAAATGCTAACGGTGATGTAGACATGTATGTACATCCAAGAGCAGAACACACAATCAAGAGTCTTGAGAGAACAGTATGGATGGAGAACAATCCAAACACTGCTCAGATCTCTAAATCAGACAATATAGAACATTGGACAGATGCGCTTAGATACGCTATTGAATATCTATTCCCTGTTAGATCTGGTACTAAATCAGTTAGTAAAGGTTTTATGTTTTGATCACCTACCTTAGGTCCGTTGACGTAACGGTTAGGAGAGTAATCTCCGGGCGTCCCTCGTAGTTCCAAGCGAGGTAACAAGAGGTTTATCTAGACCTTTACGTAGATTTGCCAAAGTCTACGATAAGTGAGAACGTGATTAGATCGGGTAATACGAAAAAGTACCGCTGGAGTCGTAACCAGCACTAATTTCAGCGGGTATTCAGGCGATCGGTCAGTCTCATAAGCTCGGCCCAGAAGTTTCGAGTACTTCACCCGCTTCCAAAACAATCTCCGTAAAGTGTTATCAGGTTGCACTCGTGGTTTGGGGCCATGAGGTCTAGGTTCAAATCCTAGTATGGAGACCAGTTAAAGGATGAGTATTCCGTTAAAGAGGCGGGAGGGACTGTAAATCCCTTGTCTTAGTACTCGCTAGGAGCGTTACCTAGATCATCCACCATAAACAATGTATCCCTAGCTCAACTGGCAGAGCACCGGATTCCAAATCCGTAGGTTGTAGGTTCGACTCCTACGGGGTATGCCATAAACATAATTAAAAACTTAAGGATCAAGGAATGTAGCTTTGAATCTTTCTCTCTAAAGGAACTCTCTAATGTCATCTTTACAAACTACTACCGAAACTGGCGCAGGTATGCTGGCTAAATCAGCTGCTCCTGTTACTGTCTCTCTAGCAACTGTTGCTGGATATCAAGTATCAGAGATCTTACTGTGGTGTACACTTATTTACACTGTACTAATGATCGCACACAAGTTATACAGCATCTATAGAGATGTTATGAATAAAAATGTCTAATCGTGTACAATTAGTATCGCTGTATCTTGCAGCATCAACATTAATAGGTATTGCATTAGAAGAAGGTTTTAGAGATCGTGCGTATATTCCCGTTCCCGGTGATGTGCCTACAATTGGATTTGGTACGACTAGTGATGTAAAGTTAGGTGATAGAATATCCCCCGAGCAAGCTCTTGTTCGACTGTTAAAGGATGCTGAGAAGTTTGATGGTGCATTAAAACAATGTGTCAAGGCTGATCTTCATCCTTATGAATACGAAGCTTACTTGTCTTTATCTTACAACATTGGTTCTAATGCTTTCTGTAAATCCACTCTAGTCAAGAAGTTAAATGCTTATGACTATGAGGGAGCCTGTAAAGAAATCCTTAGATGGGACAAGTTTAAAGGGGAGCCTTTACCTGGCCTGACTAACAGGAGAAAGAAAGAGTATACACTATGTATTGGAAAATCGCATTAATTACTATTAGTCTTTTTTGTTCTATGTTCTTGTCCTATAACTATGGACATCGAAAGGCTAATGAAGTCTTTTTAGAATACAAACTAACTAAGTCTAAAGAAGAGATCTTGTTTAGAGATAAGCTAATCGCAGAGAAAGAACATCTGGCTAATTTAGTCATCGAGAACAGGAAGGCTAAAGAGAATGAAATTAAAGCTATTAATCGTAGGCATGCTAGTATTGTTAGCAGCTTGCAGCAACGTGCCAGTCGTCCAGAAGCCCCTAGTAATCCCACCACCGAAACAGTTACCGCTGTCTGCACAGGAACAGGAAGCTCTGGAGACAGACTTTATCGGGAGGATGCAGAATTTCTTATCGGGGAAGCTACCCGAGCAGAGACCTTAAAGCAAGCCTTACTAGAGTGTAGGAGGAACAAAGATGAGCATTGAATATCGAGGAGAAACCTTTGAAGGTTACAACAAACCTAAACGAACACCGAGTGACCCTACTAACTCTCATGCTGTATTAGCAAAGGATGGTGATCGTATTAAGTTAATTCGATTTGGAGCACAAGGAGTCAGTGGATCACCCCCTAAAGACGGTGAGTCAGACTCTTATAGAGAACGCCGAGAAGCTTTTTATGCTAGACACAAGGCTGACATCCAACGAGGAAAGATGAGTGCAGCCTATTGGGCCTGGGTAGTAAAGTGGACCAATAAATTTAAAAACTAAGTCACAGGAGTATCGATGACTAAACAACGTAGAACGACACGCAGAACTAAAACTGAATATCAACAACCTGTAGAGTATACTCAGGATGTC